GATATGTTGGATTTTGCAAAGCTGCAAGAAGCATATACTAATGAGATAACAACTCAAGATCCAGATAATAAAATTAAACCCGAGTTAATTAACGCAGGGAAAGAAATACTAGATGAGTTCTTTGACCAGTATGCTGAGACTAAATTCGATGTCCTTCATAAGGAATATGGTTTTAAATTTGTTCTAGGTAGCTATTTAATATCTGGCTACATAGACAGAATAGATTCTTGGGGCGAAGACGGTGTTAAGATTATAGATTATAAAACTGGAAAATGGGAAGTATCACCAAAGGATATACCAACCAATCTGCAATTAGGTATCTATGCAATGGCAGTTGATTATCTGTATCCAGATAAGAACATATACGCAGAGCTATATTATCTTAGATCCCGGAAGGCGTAAAGGTCACCTCTTTACTAAAGACGATATTAATAATATTAAAATTAATTTAATATCAACTCTAGACTCAATCATAAATGATTCAGCATTCTTGCCTACAAAGAATGAGCGCGTCTGCACGTTCTGCGACTTTGCTAAGTCTGGTGCTTGTGGAACTGGTGTATTTAGAGCTAGAAAACTAGCAAAAGCTTAGTGATTAATTTAATCCTAGAAAGCAAAAAGCCAGGGCGAAAGCCCTGGCTGATTACTTTTTAGGTATTGACTATTAGAATGCTGATACTGGGTTCAGTGCAGCGTCTTCGATGAGATCGAAATCGCTGAACTCACTAACCACCTTGGTGGCTTCAGTGCGTGAGTATCCGAGTCTACTGAGGTCTGAAATGATCTCTTCGTTAACCTCAATTAGCATACTGTCAATGATTGTGTTTAATGTGTTCATGTTTTTATTATACTCCGTTTTGTTTTGTTTGGCAACCCTTACGGGTTTTTTGTTTTTTTACTTTTTATAATTTATAATGGAGTAGATTAGTTTAGATCTAAAGGATACCATGAAAGAGCTCAACATTGTCAAGCCGGAGGAATATTTTTTGGAAATTTCTCCATTAAAAAAACATCCAGATTTTAGTAAAATAAAAACTATTATACCAGATTACGATCCTGCAGAGACTTCAGGTATTAAGAGAGGTAACGCATATCAGCATACTAAGACTGGTTTTAGAGAAGACTTAGGTTTAACTTTGAGGTCAAATTGGGAAGCAAACTTTGCAAGAATTTTAACAGCGTATAAGATCAAGTTTGATTTCGAACCAACTGTTTTTGCGTTTCCAATTAAGAAGCGGAACCAAGGGGTATACTCCTGACTTCTTCATGCAGAAAGATTCTAGTTGGGTGGAACTCAAAGGTTACCTTGATGCAAAGAGTATGACAAAAATAAAAAGATTTAAAAGATACTATGAATCTGAATTTAATAAATTTACATTCATCATAAGTAAGTATTCAACTGATGGTAAAAATTTCGCAGCTGAACTAGAAATACCAAGAGTAATCTTCTATGAAGATATTAGAAGTTTTTACTCTGATAAAATATCAATTTGGGAAGGTAAGTAATTATGGCGGCATACAAGGAACAATATTATAATTTAGAAGAGGAGGAAATGCAGGCACTGATAGCTAAAGCTAAAAGTGGAGATGAAAGAGCTAAAAAAGAATTACTAAAAGTTTTTAATAATTTTCTTACAAAGTATACAACACTATTGTATTATGGTAAATATAATTTGAACGACTACGACATAAGAAGGTTTACATCTTTATTCGTAAAAGATTCCTATGTTAGATTTGCTCTCATGAAAAATAAGCTTAATCAACCTGGATACAAGCATGTAAACGAAGTGCTACGACGGTATAGTGTACATGGCAAAAAGATATGGAGAAGAAATAGATGTCAGACAAACTGTAGATATGACATTCTTTCAATGCATAGGTAGATATCAAAGAAAAGACTCTGAAAAAGGGCCAATACCATTTAGTCGGATTCTTATATAGTTACTTTTTTTATCTTCTTAAAAAGAATGTTGACACATTTTTAATAGATCAATTAGGAAGAAAAAGTTTTCCTCTTTTAAGTGATGATTCAAATGATGATGGAGAAGATGGAGAAAAGCAAGTTGGCTTTAAGGCTCCACCAGAAGAGAGAGAGATGGAAGAGTTTCTTTCTACCGAAGACATTAATGAGTTTTGGGTACTTGGAGAAACATGTGCGGAGCCTTTTATATTCCTTTCGGTACAGGAAAGACAACTACTTAAATGGCGCTATATAGATGATCTAAGATCTAGCGAAATAAGCAAAAAAATATCAGAACATCCCAATACGGTAAGAGAACATTTAGGTAAAATAAGGACAAAGGTAACCAATCTTGTGATAGAATCTAAGATGCGAGATGAAATCAACTTCAGATAGGTAGACAATGAACCTTCAGTCTTTACAAAAAATGAATGAATTACTAAGAGGATTTATAGGTCCTCAAATAGAAGAAATTATTTCAGCATATACTTCAGACAGCAGTAATTCACTATATTTTGTATCCATACCAGACGTAGACACATTAGATTTGGGGATTCATGAAATGGCTTCATTGGTAGCAAGAACTTCAAACGTTTATGGAAGAGTTGCAAGATTGGCCGGTATGGCTAGAGCTCAATATAAGTTAATAGAGGGAAGTTACAAGAAGGTATACAAGGCAAATAGAGTTGGAAAGAACGAAGCTGAGCGTGAGGCAAACGCTCTAGAAGCCGCAGAGAGTGAATATACTGCTTTGATAACAGCGGAAGCCATAGTAAATTTAGCTGAGTCCATGGAACTTGCGGCTAGAATAGCATCAGAATCTTCTAGGAAATTAATCGACAAGATACAATCTATGCAGGTAGCTTCTGTTAGAGAAGAAAAAGGATATTTTAATGATAAAGATTTTAACACCTACTAAAAGTTTGAGGAATCATTTTGTATATAGCTCATTATAAGTCAGTTAGTTCAGCCACCGAATTTTATTCAAAAGTTAGAGACACTCTGGATTATCCAACTCAAGTTGAGCACAACAAGGAAAGATACATGCTTAACTTTACTTACATAATAAATGGTCAAACTCAATTAAAAAATTTTAAAGATAGAATAAAAAGTTTGGGTATTGAAATAGACGTAAGTGTAGACGATAAGTAAGCTGTTTTCCTGTGATTATAGAAGTGTTTTGCGATGGTGCATCAAGAGGTCAGGGTCAAAAAAAGATTGGAGAAGCGGCCTGCGCGGTATCTGTTTATAGGAATAGAAAAAAAATAGCGCAGTTTGCCAGGGGTTTAGGTCCAAGGACTAATAATGAGGCAGAGTATGAGGCAGTAATATCAGGACTGCTTATATGTTCAATGGGTGAATTCTACGATCCAATTATATATACTGATTCAGCTGTTGTGGCTAATCATATTAGTGGTAAATGGAAATGTAAACATGACTCTCTAACGCCTCTCCTTATGACCATAGAAGACATAAGAGATGAATTTAATTTTAAAGTAGTTCAGGTTGAAAGAAGTTTTGTTTGGGAACCTGATGCACTGTGTAATGAATTCTTGGATAAGTTAGAGGAAAGAAAAGCTAAATCAAAAAAACCTGTGATATAATTACCCAATGCAGAAAAAATATTCAAAAAGCAATCCGATAATTTTAGGCTTAGCAGGGCGCGCTGGTAGTGGTAAGACATCTGCGGCTGAAGCATTGTGTCCAAAGGGATCAATGCAGACAACCTCTTCTGGAATTGTATGGGAGCATATATTTCACGCTCTTCCTCTTTACGAGTTAGCTTCCATAAAAAAGAATATACAAGGCTTTAATGCTAAGTCTAGAAAATTGTATTCTATTCACGAAGTTCTATTTGAGATATATGGAAAAACAGCATTGGGTGCGATACCTCCTTATGAGGAATTTGTAGAGAAGGTAAAAAGTATTTACAATCTTCCAATAGAGGAGGAAGGAATTAAGCCAAGAACTTTCCTACAAAAAGCAGGAGATATTTGTAGAGAAGGTTACTCAGAATGTTTTTGTCATTGGGCTGTCATGAAGAGCATGGAGTTATATAGAAAAAATATTAATGAAATAATGAGAGAAGATGGCGATGAAGATACGCCTATCTGTGTTATTATTTCTGACGTACGTTTTATCAATGAGGCTCAATCAATTTTAAAACAGCCTAATGGTATGATAATTACATATGAAGCTTCTGATGATGTTCTAAGAGACAGAATATTCAAAAGAGATGGTATATATATGACTGATGAACAACTGAATCATAATTCTGAGAAAGAAATTGATTTAGTAAAAGAACTTTCTACGTTCATTATAAATACTGATAATCTCTCGATAGAGGATCAGGCAAAAGCTACGCTACAATTAGTTAAAAATAAAATAGAAACATTAGGAGAGTAATGCCAAAAATAAATGAAAGTATCGTTGAGCAATCTGTAAACCCAGTTATGGATGCAGTTATTTCCACACATCAAAGAGTGGTTGTTACTACAGAACCAGTGCTGACAGTTGCCGTTGGTAGAAAAGTAAATATTGGTAACTTTGAAAACGTGGATATAATGGCATGTCTGACAGTTCCAATGAATGGGGTTGACCCTTCTAATGGTGAGGATTTTTCCAATGCCATTAAAGAGGCAGCAGCGGAAGCTTTCTCTTTAGTTTCCAGGGAAACAGGAGAGAGATATCAGCTAATTAAGGAGTCTCAACAGACGAGATAATTTGCATTTACTATACAGGTACTGTACTATATTAAAACAAACTAATCAAACTAATGAGGTAAAAAATGAGCAAGTTAATTGATAAGATTAAAAGTATCCTTTCTGGTAGTTCGGAAGTTGCTGCTGCAAAGGACGCTGTCGTCAAGGCGGCAAAGGTTGTGGCTGAGGAAGTCGTAGCAGAAGTGCAAAAGGCTCCTGCTAAGAAGGCTCCTGCTAAGAAGGCTGTAGCTAAAAAGGCTGCAGTAAAGAAGACTAAGTAATTAGATTGAGACCCCCAGCCCCAGTGCTGGGGGTCTTTTTCGATATATTAGGAGGGTTATGTCTTTAGCAAAAGCTAGAAAAGTTTTTAAAAATGGTCAGACACCAAAGCCACCAGAAGAGAAACAAAAATGATGACACTACTATGGAAAATCTGGTTAAAGGTCTATGACCTACTAGAGATTATTGATAAAAAAATAAAGTAGAAGTATGTATCCGGCTTCTTTAAAAAATATTGTTATTGAAAACAATTTTATAGATGAAAAAGAAATAAATACTATTTTAGATCTATTAAAAAATACATCAAAAAAAGAAATAGTCATTGTCAATGACCCTAATGACGGAGGCAATGATAATAAAGAGGATGGAAGTCCGGTCTCTATCGAGCACCTTTTATTTGATACTGAAAACACACCTGCTTTAAATTCATTGATTTTAAAATTAGAAAAATATTTTGAATATACTTTTGGTCAAAGATTTTATTTAAGAACTCCTCTTTGGTGTAGAATATGGAGAGTTGGCGATTTCATATCACCCCATTCCGATAGCGAATATAATAATTCAGACTTGGTTATGGATGAAGGATATCCAGAAGAAGAATGGACGAATCACATTCCTAGATTCTTGAGTGATTACTCTTCTGTGCTCTATCTAAACGACGATTACGATGGTGGAGAATTATTCTTCCCAGAGTTTAATTTAACTATAAAACCTAAACTTGGTGATTTAATAACATTTCCAACAAATTCTATGTATATCCATGCTGTAAAAGAGGTGAAATACGGTACTAGATATACTATAGCGTTAAGTTGGTTTAGGAAAACTACTTTAATAGCAAATACTATTCCTAAGAATAACGCAATATCACAAGCCGTGAAAGGTTTTGGGGAATAAAATGGTTATAAAAAGCTTTATATATGTTAGTGGACCTAGAATGGGTACGAATAATAGAATGACTGGAATCGTTATGCCGGGAGAAAAACCAGTTAAAAAAACCTCTATTAAGAAAAAAAGTACAGGCAAGAAGAAGGGTAAAAAATAATGGCAAAGTCACCCGCATGGCAAAGGAAAGCAGGCAAGAATCCTGAAGGTGGTTTGAACGCTAAGGGGCGTGCATCAGCAAAGAAGCAGGGTATGAATCTGAAGCCACCTGTCTCTGCTGCTCAAGCTAAGAAGTCACCCAAATCTGCTGCACGACGTAAGTCTTTTTGTGCACGAATGGGTGGTATGCCAGGCCCAATGAAGAAGCCTAATGGTAAACCAACACGCAAAGCACTTGCTTTACGCAAGTGGGACTGCTAGTATCTTTTATATTATCAAAAAGATAATATATTTTATAAAAAA